GTATATCATTTGGCCTCTTCCGATCTGGATAATTCGGAGCCACCCGAATCATCAAGGAGGTTCTTCTGGTTCTCCTTCTTCTTCTTCATCTTAATAGGTTCCGGCCAATGGCGCTGTGGGATCAAAATCAGCCATATTATCCAAGAAATAAGGGGTGTTTTCAAATGTAGGTGGGTAGGGTGTGGCTAATGTCATATTTGCTTGTTCTAAGTTAGAATAATAATTAGGGCGCGAATCATGAGCGTTCTCAAGATGTTGTGCTTTATAAAGTTCTCGGTTGTCCATCTACAGGATTTTATTAAATGTCACTGAATTGTATGAGCTGTGATCCAAGTTAGCTTTCCTATATTATATGTAGGACTGAACAATGGGGTAATTTGCCATAGCCGACGTCAGTTAAAGTGTTATGCCCATGTTAAAACATCCTGCTGTGACGCCTTTTGGAGTTTTATTAGTATAATTACCGCCTAAAACAACTCTTTGTACTTTTCGTGTTATATAGGTGTAAAGGTTTGACCACCATCCTGTTTTTGAAAGGAAATCAATAACATGGGGGTGGGACTTAAATTCACGAATCGTGTAGCCATTCCCTATTATTTGAGGGGAAGTATCCTAACTAGTGAAGTGGCCTATTGAATTCTTCAGCAATTTCTAATATGAAGTGGTTACAGCAACAAAAGTATCGTCACCTGCTACTAATGAAGACATATTCTCCTTTGGTATATGGGCTGATAGGCGGAAAAACTCGGACATTGTCCAAACTCGTAGTGTGTTGCCCCAAGTTGTTCGAGTTGGATGGCCTGATGTGACTGTTCCATGCAAAACTCCTTTTACCATTGTTTAATTGATTCTTGGATACTTCATCCAAAAGCTAAAACTTGATCTGGTACAGAAGTCCAATATAGCTGTAGTTTCTTCAGGGGTAGCCTGCATCCTGATTAGCAGTTGCTCACCAACGCGTTCTATAACATAATTATCTACTGCCTTTATCCACCATTCCCTCTGGGTTGAATCGTGGCTGGCACCATCCCAAGAGATAAATGTCACATCAGGGACGGAGTTACCAAGTGCTTAGATTTTATCTGAAGTTTATTCCTGATTGAGGCCTGATGTGAATCCGGGAACTGCCGTCTTTGTGAGCTTGAGTAGGTTATGAGCAAAGGCACCACAGTATATCTTGATTTCGTCTGACGGATTCCATATTAACCTTCCTCGTATTGTTGTGTCAGGTCCGAAAAGCAGTTCATTCTTCTTTAAAAATGGCTCAAGTCTAAATTAGGGACGGCGCATCTTACTACGAAGTAGGTTAAGTGTAGCGCGATAAGCGATTGACTTTTTACCTCCGAAATGATCGGCGTATTCGTCGATCGTTAATATATCTATCATGTCTAGTTAAGTTAGCATCATTTCAATCACTGGATCTAAAATTTAGCGGACTGCCTTGGTGTACAACCTTGAAAAATTATCATTCTAAACAACGCTCGTCCCTAAATGGCGTGAAATAAGTGATTCTAGTAGTGTTAGAGAAGTTTGGTAAACCATTTTTGGGGTGCCCTTCTTAGAATCCAGCTATAAGCCGGGCCGATAATAGGGACGGGTTATGGCTGACAATTCCTGCTATTCTAACTTTGCTAATGTGTCTCTAAGATCATCAAGGTTTGTCAGAGAGCCATTTGGATTAAAGTACTTAAGTCCTGTTGCTGAAGTGTTCGGAGCCTGAGCTTTCTTCTCGGGAGCATAAGGGCGCATCAATTTTTAAGGGTCAACTCTCGTTGTTTAACGAATCTAGGGGGAAGGACTGGCGTTTTTTATTGAGGTTTCTTTTATAAGCGGTGATCCATATGCTACAAAAGGGCGGAGTGTCTCGAGGCGCTTTCCTGTTATCATCAGGTGGTTATGACATACTCGCAAGTAGCCCCATCCTTCGGGTGCAAATTTCTTTATCTTCCAGCCAGCACATCTTTTACCTTTTAAAAACAGATTGTTCAAGTAATCGTTATGATTTGTCAATTGGTTCACCCATAGGTACTGCTAGAGCTTGCTGAGCCGGACGAACTTATTCCAGTTGATTAATGGTTAGCCATATCGCTAACAGAAAAATGCTTTCAGCCAGCAAACGTTCGTGCTCATCTCGAATTCAGGTATCTCCTGCTCTTGATTGCATTTGCCTGAAATGAATACTGTGAGACGCGCGTTCTTCCGAATAAGATTGGAAGCAACCCATTGAGCTTTTTGATCTTAGTATTCTAGTTCGCTTTCAGTGCAGGCAGGTGCTTAATCATAACAGTGAGATAGTGAGGATGCAGATGCGGAGGAGGCAAATTTAAGACTACAATCAGACTCAGAGCTGGAGCTTTCGGTAGAATTAATCCTTATTTGGATATCAAGTGGAGGTAAGGGGATTTCTGAGGTGGGCTTTCCATTAAGTGGAAC